TCGGTGATGCTCCAACATTAACAGATGAACAAGAATTACAAAACAGTAGTGCAAGATTTAATGAAAACGGAGATTTAACTACACCGGCTACCCATCATTGGAGATATCAGTGGAATGAGATAGGGCAGACGTGGGATTTGACAAATACTATAATATAAATTAAAAATAGTGGTGGTATGCAAAAGAAAGTATTAAGTGAACAGGCATTATATTTTGGTGATGTATCAATGCCGAAAAATTGGGAAATAGATTGTAATGAATTATCTCATTATATTTTACAATGTTCTTTTGATAATAAAAAATTTCCTTTTTGTAGAACTTGGGACAAGCTAACAACTTATGTGGTTGATCATATACATTTAAAACATAACGTTAAATTAATTAATAAAGAAACATGGGGCAATATTTATAAACCCAGCGAGATTACAATTCCATTATTAAATATAGATCCAGTAGATCTACGTAACTCTCCAGACTTTACATTACTCTATGGTGTAAAAGTTAAAGATTGTATGGTTAGAATACACTATGAAGATAATAGACGTAAAGGTAGAAGTTGGGACATAGAACTTAAAGATAACATGTTTATTATGTTTCCATCTACTAATATGTATTACCTAACTAACAATCAAAAAGATTCATTAAACTTTGTCCAAACAATAACTTATGAATCTATTTAATCATTATTGGTATTTTAAATCAGCTATTCCAGAACATATCTGTGATGATATTGTTAAATATGGTCATCAATTACAAGATCAAATAGCAGTCACGGGTGGTTATGATAATAAAAAACTAAACAAAAAACAAATAGTAAATTTAAAAAAGAAAAGAAATTCAGATGTTGTTTGGATGGATGATAAGTGGATTTATAAAGAAATTCAACCCTATATTCATAACGCAAATAAAAATGCTGGATGGAATTTTGATTGGAATCATTCTGAATCTTGTCAATTTACAAAATATAAAAAAGGACAATACTACGACTGGCATTGTGATAGCTGGGACAGACCTTATCAAAAACAAGGAGACCCTACTACTCACGGAAAAATTAGAAAACTTTCAGTGACAGTTACTTTATCAAATCCAAAAGAATATAAAGGAGGAGAATTAGAATTTGATTTTAGAAATAATGACCCCGATAAAAAATCAAATATAAGAAAATGTACAGAAATATTACCAAAAGGTTCTTTAGTTGTATTCCCTAGTTTTATATGGCATAGGGTATGTCCTGTAAAAAGTGGAGAAAGAAACAGTTTAGTAATTTGGAATTTAGGATACCCTTTTAAATAATATGCTTAAACAATATAAATTACCTAAAGAAAGTTTTATTGGTGGATGGTTTATTCCTAAAAAAATTTGTGACAAATTAATATCTTATTATGATAAGTTTAATTCACATGTTGTACCTGGAACTATAGGAGATCGTAACGTACTCAAGTCGGTTAAAGATTCTATGGATTTATTTATTGAACCAAATAATCAAGATAAAGAAATTATTGAGTACCAACAAGTTTTACAAAAAGTTTTAAATTTATATATGAAAAGATACCCTGAAGTAAATAAATATGATAAATTTGCTGTTTCAGGATCTAATATTCAAAAGTATTCAAAGAACGGTGGATTTAAATCATTTCATTTTGAAAGATCTGGTAAAATAGTTTCAAAAAGAGTTTTAGTTTTCATGACATATTTAAATGATTTAGAAAAAGGAGGCACTGAATTTAAATATCAAAAGATTACTACACCCTCTAAAAAAGGTCTTACTTTAATTTGGCCTACAGATTTTACACATACCCACAAAAGTGAAATTGTAAATAAAGAAAAAATAATAATAACAGGATGGTTATCTATAATATGAGTTTTAAAAAAAATAAATACACGGTGTTAAAAAAAGCAATTTCAACTGAATTAGCGGATTTTGTTTATAAATATTTTTTAAATAAAAGAAACACAGCAAAATTTTTATTTGATCAAAAATATCTATCTCCCTTTAACACAGAGTATGGTGTGTGGACTGATGAACAAGTACCAAATACTTATTCACATTATAGTGACATAGTAATGGAAACTTTATTACAAGAAGTAAAACCCGTTATGGAAAAACACACCGGAATAAAGTTAAGTCCTACTTATTCCTATGCAAGAATCTATAAAAAAGGAGATGTCTTAGTTAGACACAAAGATAGATATTCATGTGAGATATCTACTACATTAAATTTAGGTGGAGAGTCATGGCCTATATATTTAGATCCAACAGGTAAGCAGGGTCAAGCTGGAGTAGAAGTTAATTTGAATCCAGGAGACATGTTAATTTATTCTGGTTGTGATTTAGAACATTGGCGTGAAGAATTTAAAGGTAAAGATTGTGGACAAGTGTTTCTACACTATAACAAAAAAAATTCTAAAATGGCAAAAGAAAATGAATTTGATAAAAGACCTTTTTTTGGTTTACCTAGTTGGTTTAAAAATTTTAAACAACCTAAGAAATGAGAGTTATAGATAATTACTTAGGTGTTGATAAAAATAAAAATCTAAAAAAATTAATGGAATCTTCTGATTTTATGTGGTTAGCAGGAGACACAGACATAAACAATAAAGAACTTTTTAATTTTCAATTTAGCCATATTTTTTATAGAGATAATTATATTAACTCTAATTATTTTAAAAATTTAAATGATTTAATAACAAAAATTAAACCATTATCTTTAATAAGAATTAAAGCTAATTTAAATAGTATTACTCATAAAATAGTTAAATACCCTAAACACGTTGATCAAAAATTTAAATGTAAAATAGCTATTTATTACGTTAATAATAACAATGGTTATACGGTTATTGATGGTAAAAAAATAGACAGTAAACAAGATAGGATAGTTTTTTTCAATTCTGAAAAAGAACATTATGGAACAAGTTCTACAAACTGTAATAATAGAATGATTATTAATTTTAATTATTTTTAAAATAGTATATAGTAAATGCAGTAAGGGGAGGACCCACCACGAAATCCCCTTGCTTTAATCTGTTGAATTTATTAACAATCTAATATACTACCTAATAAACAGGTTTTTATATGCTACAAAAATTAGGCTTTGTCCCAGGATACAATAAACAAGTTACTGAACTAGGTGCTGAAGGGCAGTGGTTTGATGGTAACAATGTTAGATTTAGATACGGTTCTCCAGAAAAAATAGGAGGCTGGGATCAATTAGGTTCAGATAAATTAACAGGTGCCGGAAGAGCTTTGCATCATTTTGATAATAATGCAGGAGTTAAGTACGCAGTAATTGGTACAAATAGAATGTTGTATGTTTATTCTGGAGGCACGTTTTATGACATCACTCCAATAAGAACAACAATTAGTAATATTAATTTTACATCTGATTCAGGAAAACCAACGGTTACAGTCACATTCCCATCTTCTCATGGTATGGTGGAAGACGATATTATATTATTTGAGGATATTAGCGGAGTTACTGCAGTAGGTTCTACTTTTAATGACGCTTCTTTTGAAGACAAAAAATTTATGGCAACATCCGTGCCAACATCTACTACAATAACAATCACAATGCCTGCCAATGAAACAGGGACTCCTTTAAGTAATTCTGGAGATGGTAAAGGTGCTCCTTTTTATAGTGTGGGTCCGTCACAACAATTAGGTGGATTTGGTTGGGGTACAGCAAATTTTGGTGGAACTACTTCTGGTATTGCGACTACTACATTATCAACAGCTTTAACAAACACAACAACAACTAATATAGTTATAGCAAACTCAACAGCGTTTCCTGATTCTGGAGAAATTAGAATTGGTACAGAGGATATTAGTTACACAAACAATAACCAGGCAACAGGGACTTTAAGCGGAGGGGCTAGAGGTGTTAATGGTACAACTAAAGCTACACATAATGCAGGAGTAGCTGTAAGTAATATTTCAGCTTTTGTTGCATGGGGTGAATCTTCTACAGATGATGTAACACTTAACCCTGGCTTATGGGTATTAGATAATTTTGGTACAAAATTAATTGCTCTTATTTACAATGGTGCATGTTTTGAATGGGATGCACAACCTGCAAATGCTACTTCAATTAGAGCAACAATTATACCAAATGCCCCTACTGCATCTAGACATGTATTAGTATCTACACCAGATAGACACCTAGTATTTTTTGGAACAGAAACAACTCTTGGGGACCCAACAACTCAAGACGATATGTTTATAAGATTTTCTTCTCAAGAGAGTATTGATCAAACAGATTCATATACAGTTACTGCAGAAAATACTGCTGGTACACAAAGATTAGCTGCAGGTTCTAAAATTATGGGAGCTATTAAAGGTAGAGATGCAATTTATGTATGGACCGACACAGGATTATTTTTAATGCAATTTGTAGGTCAACCTTTTACTTTTTCATTTCAACAAGTAGGAACCAATTGTGGGTTGATTGGTAAAAATGCTTGCGTTGAAGTTGATGGTGTTGCTTATTGGATGTCTGAAAATGGTTTTTTTACTTATGATGGTCAATTAAAATCTATGCCTTGTTTAGTAGAAGACCATGTTTACGATAATTTAAATACTACAGCACGAGATTTAATTAACTGTGGACTAAACAATTTGTTTACAGAAGTAAATTGGTTTTATTGTAGTGATGGAGTTAATCAAATTGACAGAGCAGTCACATATAATTATTTAGAATCAAGTTCTAAAAGAACTGTATGGACAATAAGTTCTATAACAACAGAAACTAACTCTGCTGGAGCCGCTACAAAAATAGGTTTACCAAGAGCTTCTTGGGCAGATTCTGCTGTGTTTAAAAATCCACATGCAAATTATTATGATCCCGATAGTAATGCTTCTTATGACGTACAGGGTAACACTGACGGTTGTACAATATATTATGAACACGAAACAGGTACTGATCAAATTGATTCTGGAGGAGTGGTTACTCCATTAAAAGGAATAATTACATCAGGTGAATTTGATATTACACAAAAAAGATCTTCTTCAGGACAGTCTATAGGCATGCCTGATTTAAGAGGAGATGGAGAATTTATTGCAAAAATTAGTCGTATTATACCTGATTTTATTGAACAAGTAGGAGACACTAGAGTTTCTCTAGTTACTACAGACTACCCAATTAATGTACCTGTAGTTATACCATTTGATATAAAGACAACTCAAACAAAACAAGATACAAGGGTCAGAGCTAGAGCAATTGCTTTACAAATTTCTAACATAGCTGCCGCACAAAATTGGAAAGTAGGTACATTTAGGTTAGACATAATGCCTGACGGGAGGAGAGGATAATGGTAGCATTCTATAATGCAAAAGACCGAGCTATCTATGATGCTGGAGATAAATTTATTTCTCAAAGCAAATATTTACAAAATGATTATATTCCTACAGAAGGTATAAGTTATGAAGGAGATGGTTCTCCTGTATCTTACGCTAATTCTATGGGTGGAATTATGACTCAAGCTCCTATTCCTAGACCCTTACAATATATACGAGAAGGTGGTGGCGGCGGAGGTAGAGATATTACAGGTCCCCCTGATCTAGGTGAAGTTACTGCAGATGATTATGGGTCAGGTACTAAAGGTAATATGGGAATGACAGACGAAGAACAGGACGCTATAAACGCTATGAATAAAGGAGCAACGATTGGTCCGGGAAAAGCTTTTGGTTATACACTGGGAACGGCATTTGCTCCTACAATGACTATGGGTCTTATTCATAGGGATAGAAAAAAACAGGAAGCAGAACTACTTGAAACAGCGAAAGCGGCAGCAAGACAAGCAGATAGAGACAGAGAAGTAAAAAGTATTCAAGGGAGATTAGATTCAGGTATGAGTTTAAGTGATATAGGTAGAGAATCTTATACAGGTCCTGGACAAGCTTTTGAAGCAAGAAGTACAGGAACTGGAAGAGGTCCTAAAAAAGATGGTGGTAGAGCCGGATACTTCTTTGGTGGTAGAGTAAACTATAAACAAGGTGGTAGAACAGGATATGCAGGTGGTTATTCTGTACAAGATGATATGGGTGACTATGCTGAAAACGTTGGTAAAGAAGCAGCTCCAGGTGGAGGATTTGTAGGCGAGGGTGGTGATGGTGGTGGTACTAAACCAACTTTTTATGGTAAAAACAACAACATTATAACAACAGATTTTATAAGTGAAAACCCTAACCTTACAGTTGATTACACAGACCCTAGAAATTACGCTTCGGTATATGGCAAAATTGGTTTTAATAAT